ATAAATCGCCCGTTGCTGGAAGTATAATGTTACCAGGAACAGGAATTAAAGTTACTGACAGTTTAAAAGTAACAAACGCAATAACAACGCATGTAACCATTTATTACGGGTAGGAGTCTAAATGGCAAACACCACTTCTGGAACCGTAATTTTTGATAAGACATATTATATAGACGATATCATAACTGATGCTTATGAACGTATCGGATTCGTAGGTGCAGCAGGAAATCAATTACGTTCAGCCAAAAGATCATTAAATCTTATATTTCAAGAATGGGGAAATCGTGGACTTCACTATTGGGAAGTTGGTGATACCAATGTTGATTTAGTTGAAGGTCAAGCTGAATATATTTTTTACAGAGCTACAGGAGACGGAACAAGTGCAACAACTGTAGGCGGAACTACAGGCGCAAGTACTTATGGATTGTCTGATATTACTCAGTGTGCTTACCGAACTAATAAAGGTGAAACAACTCAAGCCGATACTACTTTAGAAAAAATTGATAGATCCGATTATGCAGGAACTTCTAACAAATTAACAAAATCCACACCCTCTCAATTTTGGGTTCAAAGATTCATTGATAAAGTTACTTTAACTCTTTATCCAACGCCGAATTCAACAGCAGCCAGTAATTATTTACACATTTATTTTGAAAAACGAATTGAAGATGTAGGAGCTTTTACTAATGCAACCAATATTCCATATCGATTTGCTCCTTGTATGACAGCAGGATTAGCCTTTTATTTAAGTCAAAAATTTGCACCACAAAGAGCACAAGAATTAAAATTATTTTATGAAGATGAGTTAGCTAGAGCGTTAACGGAGGATGGGTCACCATCTAGCACATATATAACTCCTAAGGCATACTACCCAGCCATAACGTAATGGCAATTTTTTCAAAAGGTAAATATTCGTTAATGGTTTCAGATCGTTCAGGTCTGGCATACCCCTATAGAGAAATGGTGAGAGAATGGACTGGTATGTGGGTTCATATTTCAGAATATGAAATGAAACAACCTCAATTGTTTCCTAAACCAAAGGGAGCAGATCCACAAGCTTTGGAGCATCCTAGAGCGGCAAGAACAGAATTTGCAACCCAAGATTTTTTACCCACTAATCCTTTTTCAACAGCTGGTACTACCACTTTAACTTTTAAATTTCCGTTTGGTGGATTCGAAGTTAATGATCAAGTTAGATTTACTGATGTTAAATCTCCCGTTGGCGGAGTTTCAGTTGATAGATTACAATTAAAAACAACTACCACTCCAAGCATTAACGCAACACAAGATACAATCGAATTAGCAGATGTCACAGGTTTTCCAACAGCTGGTTATATTGTTATTGAAGATGTAGATAGTACTTCAGGATTATTTGAAAATGAAGTGGTTCAGTATACCGGTATATCCACAAAAACTTTAACAGGATGTACTAGAGGAACAGCTGCTCCATACAGAGGAGTTACATTCTCGGCTACAACGGCAGCAGCTCACGATGCACTCACTACAGTTTATGGATCTTTTAAAATTGCTTCAAGGGTAGCAACCACAGCAACTTATGCAGGAACGGGAACAGTCACTGAATATAATAGCTTTACATTGACTTTGCCTTCTGCGGCCAGTACAACAGAAACAGGAGGCGGAATTAACTGTGTTATAGGACCAGTTAACGATCGAGCATAATGTCAGGATTAAGCGCATCAGGTTTAAAAACAATGATTAAGAACTATACCGAAGTAGGTGATACGGTTTTTACTGAGGCTATATTAGAAAATCTTATTTTAAATGCTCAACAAAGAATTATGTACGATGTGCCTATCGATGCAGATCGTAAACAACAAAGTGCATCTTTGATTGTAGGACAACAAACATATAATGCACCAGCGGGATGTCTATTTATTCGAGGAATTCAAGTCTATACAGCTACTGATGGAACTATAACAGGGGCCAATAATTGGCTTTTAAAGCGTGATCAAACTTTTTTAAATGAATATGTTCCAGCTAATACTTCAACAGGAAGTCCTAAATATTATGCTATGTTTGGAGGGGCTACAGCTTTAAGTGATACGACTTCAGGCAAATTTATGGTGGCACCTGTTCCTGATGCAACGTATTCTTTTCAAATTCACTTTAATGTAATGCAGGCTACTTTAGAAGGGAGTAATACCAATTTTATTAGTTTAAACTTCCCTCAAGGGCTATTATATGCTTGTTTAGTAGAAGCCTATGGATTTTTAAAAGGTCCAATGGAGATGTTGACACTATATGAAAACAAGTATAAACAAGAAATAGAGAAATTTGCAGGAATGCAAATTGGAAGACGTAGACGAGACGATTATACGGACGGAACGGTGCGTATACCAATCGAGTCTCCGCCTCAATAACAAGGAGTAAATTATGGCAATAACATCAGCAGTGTGTACATCATTCAAAGTTTTAATCTTGAAAGGTTCAATGAATTTTACAGCTTCGACTGGCGACACATTCAAAATTGCATTGTTTACAAGTTCAGCGACTCTTGGAGCATCAACAACGGATTATGCTTCTACCAATGAAATTACAAATTCGTCTGGAACTGCTTACACAGCCGGAGGAGCATCATTAACAAGTGTTACTCCAGTTGCGGTCAGCACTACTGCAGTTTGTGATTTTGCGGACGTTTCATGGACGAGTGCTTCGTTTACTGCCAATGGGTGTTTAATTTATAACACAACAACTGGTACAGGATCATCTACAACTGATTCTGTAGCTGCCATTGCTTTTGGTGGAGATAAAACAGTTTCAAGTGGAACTTTTACAATTCAATTCCCAACGGCTGACGCTTCGGACGCTATACTAAGAATAGCATAAGGAGGTAAATCCTTATGGCTTCGGTTTCAGTTTGGGGTGGTGATGATCCTCCAGTAGCCTGGGGACAAAACACTTGGCAATCTAATATTATTACACAAGCCGTTACAGGCTATGGATTAACTGCATCTTTAGGAACTGCAATTGGCAACACCAATGTAGGTTGGGGTTCTGATCAATGGGGCGAAGGTGTCTGGGGTACAGATACTCTAACTGTATCACTTACTGGAGTTGAAGCTAGTGCTTTAGCAGGTCCAGTTACATGGGGTTATCCAACATGGGGTAGAAGCTCATGGGGCGGCGAATTTATTTTAGAAGTTGCCGATGTAATGGGATTAACAGGAGTCTCAGCAACAGCTTCTCTTGGAAGTCCCGATATTAAATATTCATCTACTCAAACACCAACCGGTGTAAGTTCAACTGTTTCTTTAGGATCTATATCCATTAATAATGGCGCAGACCATACTCAAGGTTTATCCGGACAAGTAGCAACTGCTTCAGTTGGATCATTTGGTTTTGCATGGATTGATTTTCCAAGTGGAGTTTCTGCTACAACTTCTATAGGAAGCCTTACAGTTGCTAGTGTTGAACTAATAAATGTTACTGGTGTTTCTGCTACAGCTAGTGTAGGATCACTTAGTCCTGATAACATGGCTGTGGGCTTGACAGGAGTGTCAGCTACTGGCAGTGTAGGATCAATTAGTCCTACTGAAATGACGATGGGATTAACGGGAGTTTCTGCTACAGCCAGCGTTGCCAATCTGACAACGTCTAGTGGTGGTGGAATTTTTGCATATGCGGATATTGACACAGGTTCAAATATTACGTATACAGATGTAACAGCACCTTAAGGAGAAAAATAAATGGCTTCGAGTTATAATAATTTAGGTATCGAATTACAGGCAACGGGTGAAAATGCCGGTACATGGGGTACCAAAACTAATACAAATTTAAATTTAATCGCTGAAACATGGGGATTTATCTCCATTGATATGGCGAGTTCTGATGTCACACTTGCAATGTCAAGTGGATCCAGTTCAAACGCCAGAAATTATATTTTAGAATTAACAGGAACATTAGCAGGTACTAGAGTTTTAGATATTCCAGCGCAAGCAGGTTCACCTGCAGCAAATATTGAAAAAGCATATATTGTTGTTGATAAAACAAACAGAAGTGGTTCAGCCTATTCTTTAACTTTTAAAGTTACAGGCGCTACAGGAATTGCTTTACGACCCCTTCCAGCAAATAAATCAAGTGCACCAGTAACAACTTTTGTTTATGATAATGGTACTGATATTATTGATGCTTCTAAAGATGTGGCCATTAGTTTTACCAATGGTCAATACATTGCGGATAGTAATGCAAATGAATTATTAACCTTTGGCGTTGTATCCTCAGCTGTTAATGAAGTTAAAGTCACGAATGCTTCAACAGGAACTGCAGGCCCAATTATTGCAGCAAATGGAGAAACAAATGTTAACCTTAACATAAGACCCGCAGGAACTGGAGTCATTGCTGTAGGAACAACCGCAGCTCATGCTACTATTACTTCCAAGGGTGCTTACGATTTAATTTTATCAACGAATGAAGGTTCAAGTTCAGGAACTATAACTATAACAGATGCCTCCAATGGAGATATTACTTTAACTCCTAATGGTACAGGCGTTGTTAAAGCTACAGATTCAGCTGATGCAACTGCAGCCGTACAAATTGCAGGAAAAGAAACGATGTGGATACCTGCAACTGCATTTTATCTTCCTTCAACTAATCCCGCTGACGCGGCATCGGTTGAAACAACAGCAACTAGACCTGAATTAAAAGTTTTAGATTTTGATGCAAGTACAGCACAATATGCACAGTTTGCTATTGCGATGCCTAAATCATGGAATTTAAGTACAGTAAC